CATTTGGGCCTATTGGTTTTGCCTTAGGAGAGTTGGCAGCACCTACGCAAACTGGAATACAAGAGCCAGATATTGCGAATTATTACAGAAAAAATGGCGTTTTTCCAGAAGATATTCCAGAACATATTGACATAAATTTAGTGTTTGATTTTATTGGTCAGTTCGAATCCGCAGACATGTTGCGTCAGCAGGCAGGGGCCGAGCCTCTTCAGCCAATGCGTGATAGGCAGGATGTTTGGGGTCGAGCATACAGGTATATAACTGAGCCTCAAGAAGTGAAAGCTGATCCAGGCAAATCACAACAACAAAAATTAAAGGAGCAGAGTTAATGCCGATTTATGATTTTGACTGCAACGATTGTGGTCATTCTTTTGAGACTGCGGTTGATTATGAGATGCGGGAGCACGTTGAGTGTGAGGCATGTCAAGGATCAACAACGATAGTATGGCGCAAATCTCAGAAGCCCGTTCTCTTTCGTGAAGATAATTATCAAATTGAGTCAGGTAGTCGTGAGGGCGTACGATGTTCGTCTAAACGGCAGTTGCTCGATGCGATTAAATATGCGAATGAGAAAAATCCTAATCCCGTAGAAGTCACGAGTGAGTATTATGGATGAAGCAACGATAGTAATTAAGTATAAGCCTACAGGTGGGGGCTTTAAACTCGACATTAAGTGCGAGAACGCCTATTTGATTGGAAGTGGTAAATCTGAGCATATAGCAAGAAAGCTACGCAAGGAAATACATAAACAACGGTATCATCGTCAACCGATAGAAAAGGAACAAAATGTCCGAAGAACAGGAACAACAGCAAAGTCCTAGTATGGATCAGTTAATGCAGTTAGTACATCAGCAAGGCCAGCAGATTGCGGCACTTTCTGAGCAATTATCTGCCTCGAATGAAAAGTATGATAACATAGCCGAGTCTATGCAGTATCAAGAACCTATTGACAATAGCATTCCAGACGCCTCTGAGGAAGAGTTGGAAAGTATGACTAATTTTCAGCTTGTTAATCATTTAGAAAACCGTCTTGGACAAGCCATACAGAATGCAGTAGGGGCGGCAATGGAGCCAGTTAGCAATGATCTAGCGGCAACTCAACAGTTCATGCAAAATAACAATGTGAATAGTGAAATTAATAGCATGGCACAGAGATACCCGGATTTTCAGCCGCTGGCTAACGAAATTGCTAATGTCATAGAAGAACGGGCACAGAATGGCTACAACATTTCGATGGAAGATGCCTATCAAATTGCCCGAGCTAACAATCCCGATACGGTAGCCCAAGTGCAAAAGGATAATACTCCTGCACAACCAAATCTCGCTGGTGGGCTTTTGCCTACAAGTCGAATGATAGGTGAACAAGCCACGGCTCAGGATCTTGACTTTGATAATGCCTTAGACAAGGCATTTAAAGAGGAAATATCTGACCAAGGCTTAACTAACTTGTTTGATGAATCAGGTATCTCGGTAGTCGAGACGCCTAACCAATAATCCTAATATAGGAAATTATTATGGCAGCTGTTCGATCAAGGACGGAGGCGTTAGACAGCTTGGCTGTCAGTACATGGCGCCACATGAAACAGAGGGTTGCTGATCAGGTTTTCAACGAGGTGGTTTTCTTCGCCTATTTGAAATCTAAAGGCAAGCTTCAGCCCTACCAAGGTGGGAAATACATCGAGACTCCGGTCTCTTATGCAGAAAACGATACTGTTAGTTGGATTAGCGATCAGGATGCGGTGAATATCAATGATATTGATCCGTTGACAACCGCTGAATACGACTGGCGTTATCTTGTTGCTTCGGTTGCACGCTCACAAATTGAAGAGCAAAAGAACCGTGGCAAAATGCAGATCATTAATCTGCTGAAGCACAAAATGGAAGTTGCCCAGAACTCTTTAGTTAAAGAGATTGAAGCACGACTGTTTGGCGGAGCAGATTCCAACAGCAAGCAGATGGAAGGTCTTCAGCATTTAATTGCCGATGATCCTACTGCTGCGGCAAATGTTGGTAAAATTGCACAGAATACATATAGCTGGTGGAGAAATCAGACGTTGAACTATGCCACAGATGCGGCCTTTGGAAATAGTGATACGCAGTCTACAGCCGGGGCTAATGTGTTTGGTGCGGCGCACGATTCAGGGCCTGACAAAGGTATTGTTGCAATGCGTCAAACAAAGGATGCATGTTCTAAGTCACTTGGCAACGAGCGACCTGACATCATTCTTACCGACTATAACATCTATCGGGCGTATAATGCCTCGATTGACGATCATCTGCGTATTATTACACAGAAAGTCGGTGATCTTAGCTTTCAAACTTTGACGTTTGAAGGTCTGCCTATCCTTCCATCGGACAATTGTCCTCAGGATACTACGACTTCAAGCTCAAACTTGGTTTTCAATGCATCCTGCGTAGGATCTAAGATTTATATGATTGACACCGATCATATTTATGCATACTATGATCCAGGCATGTACTTTGACATGACCGAGTGGAAGCCGGTACCTAATCAGCTTAAGAGAGCGGCACAGATTGTTACTGCAATGAATATGATTGCATGTAGCAGGCGTTCAAGTGCTGTTATCCACGGCGTCTTTACTAATACTCGATAAGGAGTAAATTATGGCTAACACGATGACCCTAGACGACAAGGGACAAAAAGTCGTATGGTCGGGTGCTGTTACCGACGTTCATACTACACAGAAGGAGGTCATTGGTTCGACCCGATTCCATGGAATGAAGGTCTATCGTTATTATAAGTTTGATAACGGTGCAGATAACATTGCAGCCGTATCTGGCAATATTGCAGTTTTCAAAGCTACTACTCAGGACACTGTGACTTCTGATGTTAGTGATGGAGATACCAATAAAGTAGCTGCGGGAATGTTTGTTTCCGCGCCTGCTGATGGGCAATTCTGCTGGTTGCAGGTTCGTGGGCCAGCTACTGTCAACCAAGGTATTAATAGTGGGGCTGACGGAGCAGGTTGCATACCTCATACAACAGACGGAATGCTTACTGTTGCCACTACAAACGATATTATCGCACCTTGTGCGACTGCATCGGATGCTAGTGAAAAAATGGTTTGGTTGCACTGCGTAATGTAGGAAACTATGGGAGACTTGACGTTAGCACAATTGCGGGATCAGGTACGCCTTGCGTTAGGTAATCGTGAGGATTTGGATGAGCATCTTGACTCTTTAGTCAATACTTGCCAAATGCGTATAGCACGTTTCTTCGATTTCGAGGAAATGATTGCACTTACGGACCTTACAATTCCCTATACTGGGACTGCATTGACTGATTCGTCAGTCTCTCTGCCTGCTAAAACCCGGGATGTCTATGGTCTTACAGTTATAGATGGCTCAGACTACTATACTGTTAAGGCTGTAGACAGACCTACATGGAAGAATGAGTATTTTGTTGATATACCAACGGCGGGAACTGAAAGGCCTGCCCATTATTGTATATTTTCTTCGACAATCGAACTTTACCCGCCACCTGACAAGGCATATACTGCAAAGCTAAGACGTAGTACATGGCCTTCGGATCTGACAACAGACGAAAGCAAGTCAGAGTTGGCACAAAAAGATGACCTATTGATAACTCTAACAATTTGTTGGACATTATATCACTTGAATAATATTGAGCGTGGTAATGCTTATTGGGCAATGTTTAAGTCAATGATTAAAGAGGTCATAGATGCCCAAACTACTAAACCTGATTTATATCAGAGTGTCGATTCAATGAAACCTGCGACTAATACATCATATTGGACCGATCCTTTTGTGCGGAGTATAACAAATGGCTAATACGATTACATGGAATGATACAAGTCCTGGGGATACTGATGACGTACAAGAAGGTGCCCAAAGGATAAGAGAGTCTAAGAAAATGATTGCGGAGCGCCTTGCCCGTGATCACTATCTTGGTGTTAACAGTGGAAGTGACCCCAATGCTATGCAAGCCAGTAACGATACTGGTTATCATAGGCGTGTTACTATTAATGAGAATGCAAATGGGTATGCATCGACGGCAACAACCCGTATAGCAACAGTTAATGGTGGCTCCCAAAAAATGTCCGAAATTTACATGGAGAATAATAGCGGGGGTGACGATCAAATATTAAAATATGCCTCAAGTGCCGGCACTACGAAAGAAGTTGTTACTACAACTCAACCTCAATCTCTATCAAATAAAACACTCAGCGCGCCTGTTATACAAAATCCTCAGATTAGCGGAGGCTCTGGTACACTAGATGGAGTTAATATAGGTGCGACTACTCAGGGTAGCGGTAAGTTTACAACTGTTGAATCAACGGGCAATGCTACGTTTGGTAATAGCACATCACCGACTACTTCGTTTAGTCATAGCAGTGCCTTGCCAGATACTATAACCCTAAAAGCTGAAACACCAGGTGCCCGCACTAATGCAGGTGCAGGTAAGATGTATGCAGGTATTACAGGTGAAATTAAAATGTTTGCGAGTGCGACTGCACCGGCTGGGTGGCTAAATTGTGATGGTTCTACGGTATTACGTGCCGATTATCCAGAATTATTTGCTATTATTGGGCATACTTATACTGATTTGACAACCAGTAGTACAAATGGCAGCCAGGTTCCTGACTCTTCTTTGCAGTTTAGATTACCTAATATGCAAGGTCGAATACCTGTTGGGGCTGGCACAGGAGTAAAAACGGGTACTTCAGGAAACCTTGATACATCTAATAATGCACTAACTGCTAGGACAATAGGTAATTATGCAGATGAAGAAGAGACAACTTTAACATCAAGTCAGAGTGGTGTGCCTGCCCATATGCATAAGGTATATCTACGAGATGGTCAGCACAGACATAATTTGATAGGATCTTACCAAACTAGCGGAGAGGCTATCTACGCAGACATACGGCATATGGATGCTTCAGACACCTATACAGCGGGTGGTCAGCCTATACAACTTGCTAGTTCAAACATTACTATACATGACGCAGAAACTGGTGGTAACGCTAATCAAACAGCAGACAATGCTGGCGCTGAAATAAAAGATGCGGCTGATGGCCATACAAATTTTCAGCCTTGCGTAGTCATTAACTACATTATTAAGATTTAATGCAGATACGCAATCTGGTAGTAAACTCAAACCGAGTATTTGTAAATAACTTTGCATCTTTGGATGAATGTTATTCGGAGTTACAGCGTATTGTTGAAATATACGACCAGCGACTTTTAGACTTATTAAATTGGATAGAAAAGCTGACACTGCCTGAATACACTGAAGCACAGAAAGATGCTATTACAGCAACTAATGGCCAAATGATTTATAATAGTACAAACAATCGTATTGAGATTTATCAAAATGGCGGCTGGGTTTATATCACAAACGTATCAAGCTCATAATGGCACAAGCTAACCCAGAAGGGTTTCAGTATAAATTCATAGAGAGCGCAACAGACGGCTTACGCAAAGATATGCGTTCAGATGCCATGCCAGATGGTGCGTCCACTATTGCTAAAAACGTAACTCTGCGTGACGGTATTATGTCTGTTGACAAAGGTTACCAAGAGTTTCTAGGTACTTTTCGTGGCACGCCGCAGGCAATTATTGATGTTGACTACGTTAATGATACTTCTGACCTTATTTTAGTCACAACCGATACTGTGTACGAGCGTATTTCTGGCGAGTGGAATTACGCTATTAACGCAATGGACAAAACAAATGTTGTTGTTACGTCTGCTAGTGCGGATGCCGCTTCGGCACAAAAAGATATAGTTGTAACATCTGCAACAGGTTTTTCTCAGGGTGACCATATCGGAGTACGTTATAAATTGTCCAGCCAAAAAGTAATCTATTCAACAACTAAAGGCGCAACTACTACATATGTTTTAACAGGTGAAATACCGTATGTAGTAGGCAATATTGTCAACGTTACAGGCTATGCACTGTCTACTTATAATGTTACTCAGACGATACTGACTTCTAGTTATGATGCCGATAATGTGCGTACAACTATTACGACAGACTTGAATAGTTCGGGATTTGCCAATACAACAGCTACAAATCCTAAGATAGAGAGAACTGACCAAACTATTGAGTTTAGAACTACCATTGCAAATATAAGCAGTACAACATTTACTTTGGCTGAAGATTTACCTGGAAGAGTTTTAAAAGGTGCTCGTGTTGTAAAAGCAGTTTCACTTTCGGGTGACCTTGACTATATTCCAGATTATGTTTTTGTACCTTCATGGTCTGCTGAGATAAATCCTAGTAATGGCAGCCCCGTAACTGCTATTGTGCCAGGTACTGTTGTCTATACAAATAATATAGATGCGCCTTTGCTTTTTATGAAGAGTAGTAATGGCGTAGCTGTTCGTGAAATAGATTTGACTAATATACGAATAAGCCCATATACTAATGCGGCTAGTGCTATTAGTAATTTCAGAGCCAAGACTGTTGAGCTATTTAACGAGAAGTTGTGTTTTGGCAAAACTTACGAGTCTGGGGTTAATTACACAAATCGACTAAGGATGAGTAAGGCTGGTACATTTGAAGACTTTCGTTCTGACTCAGGCGGTGAAGTATATGACTTGCTTGAAGGTGACAGTAACATACAAGCTATAAAACGACTTCGTAACCTGTTAATAGTATATAAAAGAAGGTCTATTATACGAGGGGATTGGGTTGGGTCAGTTGATGTCTCAACACGTTTTCAGACTACAATAGCTAATGAAGGGGCTATTAGCACTGCTGGAGTTGTTTTAGCTGAAGGTAAGCATTATGTTGTAGGCACAAAAAATATATACGAATATGATGGAGGGCCCGAACTTACTCCTATTGGAGATCCTATAAGAGAGGACTTATTTGTACCTACTAGATTTGCTAATATTAACTTTAAAGAGTTTATACAGTTAGCTTATGACCCTGAATACAGAGAACTTCACTTGTTTTATCCTGAAGGGACTGTAAAGGGCGTGCGTAAAAGTTTTCGGTATCATGAGCAATATAAAGCATGGACTGCAAGAAACTATACGCATTATTTTACAACTTTTAACATGATAAAATCCGTTGAAACACTAACATGGAATGATTTACGGGCCAATTGGTCTTTATACAATCAGCCTTGGACAAGTGCTTTTTATGTTAGTGAGAAACTTCATAGATTTTTCTTGGGTCAAGGTAAACTACTAACAGCAGATGGCCGAGTTTTACCTTCTCCTGTACAGGTTTGGGATCAGAATCAAATAAGAAAAACAGAGGATACTTATACAGTTTATTGGCAGTTTGATACTAAGGACTTTTACTTACCGAATAATTTTATACGAGTTGACTTTTTAGATGTATATGCCTCAGGTGATGACGTATCTTTATGGTGGTCTGCTGATCTTGGCGATCAATGGACTAGAGTGCGGGCGCTAGATCCAAGAGATAACATAGAATCGGAGCGTGTTTATTTAAACCGAACCGCTAAGCGTATACGTTATAGACTAAAAGGGGGAGGTACAAATTTTCAGTTAGGTTGGTTTGGTTTTAACTATATACCCGAGTTTTCATGGTGACACTTCGCAGATCGAACATCGTATGATAGAATTTGAAGGATTTGAATTAGTTAGCCCTGAACAGGCAATACTAGATAAAGAAAGTAGAGTTAGGCCACATATTATAGATACTGTAATGAAGGCTTTCGGTGCTAAGAAAGGTTCAAGCACGACTAAACAGCATGATTTAATAAGTAAGGAGCAAAAAGCGGGTCTTGGAAAAGCTATTACAGGATTAGGTCAGACTACTTATACTGATCCAGGAGCTTACCAGGGGCCAGGCAAATCAGCAGATGATCTTGATGCCTATCGAGCTACAGATGTTAGGTCATTAGGCAAACTACAAGACGAGCGTAGATTGTCTATACAAGGTGTTGAACAGTTACGCAATCAACAGGCACAGTCTGCTATGCAGGTTAGGCCAGATATTGCCGCTTTGCGAAATGTTGCGTCGGAAGCTACTATGCCTTACCAAGCACGTTTGAATCAGACAGTTCGGGAGGCTACTAAAGCACTAGGACAGGCAGAGATTGCAGATGTGCGAGGACGTGCTGGAACAGGTGCATTGTATGGAAGTGCCCGTGAGTTAGCAAAGACTCATATGGGCCAAGATTATGCCAGAACAGTTGGTGAAGCCGCGGCTCGTGCCGTAGAAGAAAGCAATCTGCAACGGATGCAACTCGGCATTCAAGGAGCACAAGCGGCGGGCCAACTTGGCATGACTATGCAACAGCAGAGAGCGCAGGCAGCGGGTCAAATGGGCCAACTTGAGGTGCAGGGTTTAGGATTGACACAGCAAGATCTTGCCGCACGTCGAGGAATTGCGGAGCAAAGTAAACAGTATGGTGCAGGTTATGGCTTACAACAAGCAGGCCTATCGTTCCAAGAAGCACAGGCGCAAAATTTGTTCAATCAACAAACTGCCCAACAACGTAATCAATATAGGTTGGATAGGCTTAAGTCACTTGGTGATTTAAGTTCCCGGAATACAGTAGAAAACATTGTGCATAAGAAGCCGGGAAGTGCAGGCTTATTGCCTGGCTTGATTAGTGCAGGAGCTACTATAGCTGGTGGTATGATGGGTGGTCCAGCCGGAGCACAAATGGGCGCACAGCTAGGCGGAGCAGTAGCCGGAGGACTTTCGCAAGAGTATACAGGTGACGGATCCTTTCAGGGGCAAGGCTTAGCACAGATGGGTGCGGGAATATATGGTGCAATGCAAGCTCCAGGTGGAGGACCTGCAAATGCCGCTCAACTAGGTGAGAGACCTATGGCCTCGGGTGACTATGCTTGGTATCAAGATGATCCTAACGAAGGATGGTTTGACCGATGGCGTATGGGTGGCGCCCAACAGCAGAATTTAGCCCGTAATGAGGCATTATTAGCACGACAAAATTGGGATAATGCTTTTGCAGCTAGGCAACAATATGTAACAGATCAGCTAAGAACTGGTCAGGCATTTAGCCCCTCTCTTTATAACTATATGAGAAGCTCCGGTTATTCAGGAGAAATGGACTAATAACGATAACTTATTATGGCAACAATAGTAGAATACGGCGAAGATCCTAGTATAAAGGCTCTTAGAGAGTCTATTATAAGTGTAGGTCAAAGTGTTGCTGGCGGGATTGCCCGTAATAGAGAGCAACAGAATAGACTTGTAATGGAGGCGCAAAAGCGTGCCCATGAGACTTACATTACGCAAATGGGCATACAGAGCCGTGAAAAGATTTCCAGAGAAGGTCTTGAGGCACAAAGAGAGCGTAATAGAGTGCTTGATAGGCAGCACGAAAAAACATTTGGGTTAAGTCAAAAAAACTACCAGCTTCGTAAAGATGTATTCGAAGATGAAAAACTGCAAAGAGAGATAGATGCCGAGGCTGCCGGAGGTTATGAGTTTATGATGAATAGCTATCTCGACTGGAAATATGATGATAAAGGTAATTTAGCCCCAAGTGCTACGGCAGATCAAATAAAAGTTAATACGCAGTTAATATCTAAAAGCCCTGCAATGCGTGCAAAATGGGCACAATCTAAGCTGGCTTTAAAAGAGATTAAAGACACTATAACGGCACGTATGATGTCGATTAATGGCTTGCTTAAATATGATACGGGTGAGCAAACCGCTCAACTAAAAGCTATATTGCAAGGCGCTGGCGTAACAATGGAAAATGGTCGAGTAGATGCAAGTCAACTTGCTAGATTTGTGCATAGTAAGGAAATGTATGACCAGCTAATAAAAGAAGGCATTGTGTCAGCCGCTAGTGCATCATCAATTCCTCAGCATGTAGCTAAAAGGCAGGAGCGTTATTATGCCGCACAAAATGGCATGACTCGACCAGATGGTACTAATTGGTTGCCTGCATATGACCCAAGATCACCGGGGCAGATAAAAGCAATGGTCGGCTATGAGACTGCGGTAAAGGGCTTTGACACAATTAAGTCAGGGCATAAAGACCGAAAAGATGTAATGGATACACTAAGCGAGGTCAACGAGGGTGTAGACTTTGCCTCTAGCAATAGGAAAAGATTGGTATCTAACTTAGTATATTCAAACTTTAAGCCGTTCATGCAGAGTAGCGGATTTATTTTTAGCAACCCTAGTCAGATAAATACATACATTGAGTCTCAAGTATCGGCTACTTTTGACCATTTAGAACGGAAACTTAAAGATGTAAATCCGAAAGCAGTTACTTCTGAGGATGTTTTCGATACGTTGACAGATAAAGATTTTAATGCAGAATTGGCCAAGTTAGGCATTAAAGCTATTGAAAAGCCTTTGCAGAATTATCAAGAAGCCGCAACACACTGGCTGAGAGAAATACTTAATGGTGATATAGCAGATCAGCACGGGATTCGGCCGAGTATGAGGTTGTTTGCACACTACGTTAGCAACAAGCAAGGGCATGGCTTAAAAGGAAATCACGTTGCCGAGTTGCTTAAGCCAACTGATAAAGAGGCGCGAAAACTGGGCAATATATACAGAAAAGGTACTGGCAATGTAGCTCTTGCAAGCATTACTCAAAGGGAAGAAACGGATAATCAGCTTCCTACTACGCAGATAGATACAAGAAATGCAGATAATACTTTGCAAGGTAACCTAGAAGAAGAGGACGACTTTGACCTAGGAAGAGCGTATAGAAACTGGCAAGATGTTCCGGGTATGAGCCCAAACTTTGACGATGCTATTACGCAAATGAACGCACAAGTACCAGTAGATGTTAGGCTAACCGAAGATGAAGTGTATAATCTTAAAGCATGGTATTCTTTGAACCAAAGTTATGCAAAAGAAGAGGGAGACTGGCAAAATAGGTTAAATTTAGACGCACCTAATGGCATTAATTTAGCTTTAAGAGAAATGCTTGCAACTCAAGGTGGCCGTGCTACAATGGAAAAACTTCATAGAGACACAGGTAAAAATCAAGTGACAAAGTTTGCAAATGCTGTAAGAAAATTCCATGAACTATATATAGCTAGTGCCATAGGTAGTGATCAAGTGCTAGGACCTAATTTTATGTCAGCTAAAAAAGACCAAAGTATGTATAGAATTAATTGGGCTGACTTAAAAAACAGTGCAAATGGTACGTCACTACCTGAAAATGTACGGCAACGCTATAAATATTATCATCAATTACTTGGTGGAAATGACATGGCTTGGCAAATGCTAAATAACATCTTACGCAATAATCATGGAATGTCTGTAGGTGTTAATTATGGCGGATAGATTTGCCGACTATTGGCAAAGCATGAACACGGGCGAGCGTCTTACGCCCAATGAAGCAAATATGACAGAAGCGGAGCATTATCTTATGCCCGTTGAAGGTCCTGGCTTCTTTGAGCGTCAATATGATCGAGTTGTAGCTACTATGGCACAGCCGGGCGATGAGATGGCTCGTACATTGTTTAGAAATCTGGCAGAAATTCCAGAAAACTTTAAGCTCGGGCTAGTCAGATCAAGCTATGATTATCAGGTTGCGGCACAAAATGTTGCCGAGTATGTTGCAGATAAAGTAGGCTTGCCCTTTGACAAGAAGCAAGATTTTCTTGCCGCATCGTTAGAGAAGTATAAAAATATACCGATGCAACCTACTAGCGAAGAGTGGGAAGACCAGTTATTTTATTTGCTTGGTAATCTAGCTCCGGACATTTTGCTTACTTTTACAGGTGGCGGAATTGTCGGGGCCGCGGCTAAGAATGGAGCCCTGGCAGTTGGCATGGGCAAGAAAGCGGGTGCAGTTACTACAATGTTTGGGCGAATAGTAGGAGATACGGCAGCCAATGTTGGTACATTTTTGGCCCATGAAGCAGGGCAGGCAGAGATTGATGGTCGTGAGGCAGATTATGCGGGCGCTGCTAAAGATGCACTTGCAATGTCTGCAATGATGGCTACTATTGGTCGAACTAGCCAGGCACTCGGACTAAAGCGTCGATACGGTGCTGTGCTTACAGGCAGTGCAATGGGAGGAGTTGCGGCAACATCGGGCGCAGATGACAACGCCATAGCGGCAAATGTTATTATGGGTAGCTTGTTTGGACTGGGTGTCTCAAATGGCAAAACAGGGCCAGTTGACATTACGAAGTGGGTTGTGGCCCAAAAACGTATGGGCAGACCCGTTGACTTTAAGAGCTATTTGAAAGAATTTCAGCCAGTCAAGTATAATGCACTGTATGTTGACGAGGTTAATAAAGATGCCATGGTGCATAAGACTGGGGTCGATCAGCTCGATCCTAAGTTTCTTAGCCCAAGGGATAATTTCATGCTGTTTTTAAGAGCCGCTAGTGGTAAAGATGTGTTTGGCTACAGTGATGACCAGCTTATTCATTTAATGGCTGATGTAGCAGAGCAGACAGGTGGGCAGTACAGCATGATGCCTGGCACGAAGATCAGTCCGAACGAACGGCTGATACCTAGCTTTGCCAGAGAAGAGACATTGCAGAATGCCAAGATTGTAATGGACTCGATTAATGAGACTAACAAAGTCTGGTTGAACGATCATCCTAACTATAATTCTTGGTATACAAATGCAGACTGGAAAGCACGGAAGCCGGCACATAGAAAGACGCTTACAAGAGCCGTTGAAGAAGAGGGCAAAAACTACGATATGCTTGGTGACCCAGTTATTAAGACTGATGTTGAGGGCAATGTGGCGTTTAATGGCAAAACAGGCTTGAAACTGCATGAGCTTAGTAAGCGTGAAGTTAAAGAACTGTTTGGCTTTGCAGAGAAAGTTAAGCCTAACACAGATGCCGCACGATGGAATGAAGGGCTGTTTAAGTTACACAGACAGGCTATTGAAGGGTCTGCTAAGAACTTTGAGGCAGGTAACAAGAAAACATATCCGCACATGGGTGCATTGATTGACTATGATATGTTTCCTGAATATGGGTATATTCACCGTGCTACAAAGTTTAGAGAGGCGGCAAATACTATTGATGACTTTGCAGGCAAAACTGCCGAGCTAAAAGAAAAAGTCATAGAGACAAAGAATGCAGGAAATGCCGCACTTGACTGGGCAGAAGCTGAGACTAAGCAGGGCATTGTCGATACTTTGTATAGAGGTTTAGTTGCTACTGAAGGGAGACTATACAATAAGCTAGAAAAAGAAAATGCATTAAATGTAAGAAACGCCCATCAGTTACGTTATACTATTAAAGATAAAGTGGCAGCACGTTTCGATGAGCTTGACCAGCATATGGAATGGCATAATTGGGACAAAGATTACAGGGCATGGTTTGACTTATATTACAAGTTAGAGACTGAGCCAGACTTCGCACAACGAAGAGGGGCGTTTCCCGAAGTAGCACGCCAGATGTGGGAGGGTGTAGAGGCCCCGCAAGCTGAGGTGATAAAGCACTATGTTCTGGAAAATGTCAAGAACTATGCAGGAGGTAAAGACCTATTCCTAAAGCGTATTGATTCTGTCAAGCACGAATTTTCCAAAGTCTTTGACGAAATGCTAGATCAGAAGTTAATTAGCCAAAAGACATGGGATAGGCTGCAACAGTTTAAGTATATTCCGCAGAAGACTATTGAGGAAATACGAGACAATGCGTACTTTTTCAATATCGGTATGCGCCGTACAACCGGTGGTGAGCTTGATCTAGTTAGTTCGGAAGCAAAGTTTATAAAGAATTTGTCAGAGTTTGCAGGCAAGAATCAGTTTATTGACACAGAGTATTTGCTGAAAAACCACATGGCTATGCTTCAGCATAAGATTGCCAAAAACTCGTTCTTGCTTGAGGCGTCTAAGATGCCTGTGAACGATATGTTTAAGACACAGAAGCCTGGCGCTAAAGACAAGAAAAAGGCAAACTATCAGCAATATACATTTGTTGAAGATGGTAAAGAAAAGACTATATGGGTTGAGGGACGTATAGCCAACTTGCTTGAAAAACAAGATATATTCTCAGATCAGTCTAGCCGTCATTGGATGGGGTGGCTGTCAGGTGCCCATGCAATACGTTTGACTGCGGTTGGCGTAAACCCAATCTTTGCAATGGCAACTCATCCTCTTGACATCTTGCATACGTTTACGCACCACAGAGCGTTGAGCAAATTTGCACCTAAGATGTTATGGGACTTTGAGGTATATAACAAAGAACGTGGCTTTCTTCCATTCTTGCAGAATTTTAAATCAGCATGGACCAAAGACAAAGTATTTCGTGACTATGTTGAAAATAATGGCACAACTGCTACACTCATCTCACATATTAGTAATCAGGAGCTAATACGAGGTGCCAGGCAGGGCATGGTTGAAGGCCGCGTTAGCAACAGTTATGCAAGGTCGTATAATAATTTCTTAGAGTTTTTTGGTAAGTTTGGTCATTCTATGGAAATTGCTACTAGAATGACCGAAGTCGATATGTTAATGAGTACAGGTAAGTTTGGCAATAAAGCAGAGGCAACGGCTGAATCGCTGAGAAGATTGAACTATCATCGCCGTGGCTATGCTATGAAGTTTATCGATACAGTTATACCATTTGCAAACTCTGCGGCACAGATATTGGCATCTAATACAA